ACTATACAACAAATTGAAATTATGGCAAGAAGGTTAAAAAATAAAAATGAGTTAGATTTACTTATAATCGACTATTTGCAGTTAGTTAAAAACGCAGGAGGATTTAGGAGCAGAGAGCAAGAGGTTGCAGATATGTCAAGAACATTGAAATTATTAAGTTTAGAATTAGATATTCCTATTATTGCACTTTGCCAATTAAATAGAAATGCTAGTAGAGAAAAACCAACACTTGCAGATATAAGAGAAAGTGGAGCAATAGAACAAGATGCTGATAATGTAATATTTTTATATCAAGAAAACCAAAATAATGATATAATTACAGTAGATTTACAAAAACAAAGAGCAGGAAATATAGGAAGTTTAGAATTAAATTTTATTAAAAATATAAGTGAATTTAGAAATATAGTGAGGTAATAAATGGAAGATAAAGAAAAAATAATATTTTATTTAAATTTTGCAAAAACAAAATTAGATAAAAATAATTTGAGCCATAAAAAAGCCAATGAGGAAATAACAGAATTGATTAAAAAATTAAATAAATAAACGTAGGAGAAAAAATATGAAAATTCCTAAGTATATAAAACAAATAGAACCGTACACGCATATATTAATTAAATATCAATTTATAAAAAGAGTAAATGATAGATTATTGCTATATGAAAATATAAAAACAGGTTGTAAAGAATGTTTTGATATAAGAGAATTAATAAAAATGAAAAGTAGTAAAATAAAAAAATTAACAAAATATGAATGGCTTGAAACAATGTATTATAAAAGGAGTAAAAATAATGGAAAATAAAGTAATAAGTACAGAATATGTTAATAAGAAATATAGTTTTGAAATACCAGATAGAGCAATAGGAAAGCAAAGACCAAGATACAGTAGTATAACACACAGAATGTACACTCCAATAGCAACTAGAAGCTTTGAAGATAAAGTGAAATGGGCTTTTACAAGTAAATATAATATTGCAACAGAATTAAGTACAAAGCCTTTTAAAGCTAAAATTACAGCAATATTTAAGCCAGCAGAAAGTTTAAGTAAAAAGAAAAAAGAAGAGTTATTGTATAAGATTGATTATACCAAAAAGCCAGATGCAGATAATATTGCAAAATCTATATTAGATAGTTTAAATGGACTAGCATATAAAGATGATAGCCAAGTAAGCGCATTATTAGTTTTAAAAGATTATGGAGAAGAGAATAAAATAATTGTTGAATTAGAAGAAATTTAGAATTAAAGATTATTATAAAGGAGGATATATGAAATTTCAGATGAGTAGAAATGAAATAAAAGAAAAACACTTAAATAGCCTGCAAGAAAAATATAATAACTTATTAAAAGATTGTCTTTTATTACAAAAAAAATATGATAAATTATCTCATATTGCAATAGAAACAGTATTTTCTAATATGAATGATGATGTAGAACTATTAGCAAGATGTTTATATAAACAAGGCAAAATAAGTAGAACAGAAACAGAATGGATAAACCCTTTAAATGAAAATGAAAGTAGTAATGCAATATTTATAAAAATAAAAGAGATAAATAATGAGTAGATATTTAACACAAAAAGAAGATAGAATAATCAATAGACAAAAGGAGTAAAATAATGACTAATTATTTTAAAGTATATTTAAAGCCTAGAAATAAAGGGTGGAAGAAAATTGAAGTCAAGACATCAGAAGAAGTAAGGAAAATATTACAAGAGGCTCAAAGTAAACATTATGAAAAATATATGATAATAAAAAGAATAAAAAGACAGACAGATATACCAATTATGCAAGGATATTTTACAAAAGAATGTAAAGTAATAGAAGTAGAAAAACTAGATGTAGATTGGCGAATAATAGGACAAAGTGTAGTGAATTATGGAGATTATATTAAAAATAAAAGATTAGAAGAAGAAAGAGAAGATAGGTAGGTGTAAATATGAAAGAAGAAGAAATAATAGAATTTCTTAATAAGTATAAAGATTACAAATGTGATTTAAGAGAATATAATTCTTGTATAGAGTGTGAAAATAAAGTAAAACAAGCAATACAAGATTTATTAGATTTATATGAAAAAGAAAAAGAAAAGAATAAAGAATTACAATACAAATTAGAAGTAGAAAAAATAGATAATAAATATAATCAAGAAGAAAGAGATGAAGAAACAATACCTAAATATAAAATAAGAGAAAAAATAGAAGAATTAGACAAGCAGGAAAAGGCAGAATTAAAAGGTGTTAAAGGTCAAGATAGATATTTTATTAAGCAAATATACCAAGCAAAAAGAAAAATTTTACAAGAATTATTAGAGGAGGAATAACTAATGAATAATGAAGAATTTTATGTGATTCAAAATAGCAAAGGTTTATATCATACAAGAGGAAGCAGCTGGAACAAATCAATTCGTATGGCAGCCAAATACAAAACAAGAAAATCTGCACTAGCAAATTGTTGGAATTTTAATAGCAATAATTATAAAAATGTTAAATTGTTAAAAATAAAAGTTGAAATTGTTTCAGAAGAAGAAGTAAATCCAAACGAATTTGCAGGATTTGATGAAAGTAGGTGTCACTAATGAATAATGAAGAAAAGAAATTATTGAAAATCTTTATAGAAAAATGCCAAAAGTATGATGAAACAGTAGAAGTTAAAGGAGTTTCTGTTGGAGAAGAAGCAAGAATATTAGATACAGTAATTAAAGCATTAAATCTAATAGAAAAACAACAGAAAGAAATAGAAGATAAAAAAGAAGAAATATATTCTATTGCTAAAACTAATTATACTGTTGGTGTATTAGATGAAAGAAATAAATGGTATAAGAAAATAAATGAGAAGATAGAAGAATATAAAAAGATGCTATTAAACTGTAACAGATTTAGTGATGTAGATAGAATAAAGGCTATAAATGAGAGAATATTGGCATTAAAAGAACTAATAGGAAAGGAAGAATAATATAAAAATAAAAATTTTAAAAACTATTGTATTTTAAAATAAAGTTTGATAAAATATATTTGGAGAAAAATATATGATTAATGATTGCGAAATGGTAAAGTATAATTTATGTTTGCGGTTGTGTTCGGACTTGCTGAAAAAGATTGGATTGGTAAATATAAATGCAAAGAATATAATAAATTAAGACAAAGCGAAGAATATAAAAACATTAAAACGAAAGAGAGGAAATTAAATTGTTTTTATTAGGATTGTTTTTGGGTGTAATTTTAGGAATTTTGGTTATGTCATTATTGCAAACAGGAAAAAGCAAAAATAATGACAATAATTTGAATTGCTAAAATTTTTTATTATATTATTACTAAAGAGGTGTTACACGTGAAACAAAGAAACAAAAAAAGTTATATTGCAGAAAAAATTGATATGGATTTTAGAAGAAAAAAGCAATATGAAGAAAATCAAAAAAGAAAGAATGAAAGTGGTTATGGAAAAATTAAAAATTGAATATGTTGATATTAATACTATAAAAGAGAGATAAACTATGAATATAAAAAAATATATTAATATGATGCTATTAAAGTTAAGTCAAGGATATAAAATAAACTTAACAGAAATAAAAATATATAAAGAAGGTAAAAAATATACTACAATAAAATTAATTATATATAAATATGGCAAAGATAAAAAAAATAAAACAATAGAAGTAAATTCTAATAGAGAACTAATATTAAAGTTAAAGGAGATGATATAATTGGCAAGAACTAAATTAACAGATAAACAAAAAAAGAAAATAGTGGCTGATTATATTCAAACTCAAAATTATAGAGAAACTGCTAGAATAAATAATGTAGATAGAGAAACGGTTAAAAAATTAGTGAATGAAGATAAAGACTTTAGTCAAAAACTCGCCAGAAAAAAGGAAGAGAACACTCAAGATATTTTGGAATATATGAATTCAATAAAAGAAAAACAAAAAAGAATAATAGATTTATCATTACAAGCACTAGAAGATAAATTAGAAAGTCCTGATATGTTTACCAATGTAAAAGATATTGCAACAGTATATGGAGTTATATTTGACAAAGCATTAAAATATAAAGAAATACAAATAAAGTCTAAAGAAAATGAAGAAACAGGCAAACAAAATGGGGTAATAACTGAATTAATTATTGCATTAAATAAAGCAAAGGAAAATAATAATGAGTAAATCCTTAAATGAAATGTTAAACCCAAAACAAATAGATTTTATGCTATGTAATGATAAAAGAATAAATTTATTAACAGGAAGCGTGAGAAGTGGAAAGACTTATGTATCATTATTAAAATGGGCTGTATTTGTTGGAAGTATGCCAGAGAATAATGAGTTTTTAATGACAGGAAAGACAATTACATCTCTTAAAAGAAACTGTTTAGGAATATTACAAGATTTAGTTGGAGATAATTTTAAATACAGTTTAAGCCAGAAGAGCGGAACATTATTTGGCAGAAAAATATGGCTAGAGGGTGCAAATGATGATAGAGCAGAAAGCAAAATAAGAGGTATGACACTTGCTGGAGCTTATGTTGATGAGTTAACACAAATACCAGAGGATTTTTACAGAATGTTATTATCAAGATTAAGTATGAAGGGTGCAAAATTATATGCTACAACTAACCCAGATGCTCCCACACATTGGGTTAAAGTAGATATAATAGACAATGAAGAAATAGACAAGAAAATATGGCATTTTACTTTTGATGATAACGAGATATTAAGAAAAGAAAATCAAGAATATTTTGATAATTTAAAAAGAGAATATCAAAGTATGGGGGATGTATATTATCAAAGGTTCATCATGCGGTATTTGGTGTTTAGCAGAGCGGACTTATATACAAACAATTTGCAAATAATCCTGAAATGTTTATAAAAGATGAAGCGGTTGATGAATATGGAAATCCTATAAGGTTTATGATAATATCAATAGGAATAGACTATGGGGCAACAGAAGGAGAAACAGAATTTAAAGCGACGGGAATAACACAATACTTTAAAGAGGTTTGGACAATAAATGAGTTAAAAATGTCGGGTTTGCATACGCCAGAAGACATGTATAAACAATTTATAGAGTTTTATAAAAGAATAGTTAGTAAATATGGAAAAGTTACACATTGTTTTGCTGATTACGGAGCGTTGCGGACAAGTATTGACTTATGGTATGAATAAATATTTACAACAAAATAATATTCCATTAAGAATAGATGATTGTATAAAAGGAAAGATAAATGACAGAATATTTTTAGACCAGATGTTATTTGCACAACACAGAAGATTTATATTAAAAGATTGTAAATATTTAATAGAAGCATATAAACTAGCTGTATGGGACGACAAGCATGAAGATACAAGACTTGATGACGGAACAACACCAATCGATGATTTAGACGCAAGCGAATATTCAATATTCTATTGGTATGATAAATTAATGCAAAATATAAAAGAATAGTAAACATAAACAAGAATTGACTAGAAGTATTGAAATAAATGCATTTTAAAAATTAAGGTATTAAAAAATACCGGCAAAACACTTTTTAAGGATGGCTTATGTAAACAAGGAGGAATAAAATGAAATTAGAAAAATTTTTACAAGATAATTACAATTATAATCCAGAAGTAAAAGACAATATAAAAACATATATAGAGCAGTGGAAATCTTGGTACAGGGGTAATGTGCGTAGTTTCCACAATTATTTTATATATAACGGACAAAGAAAAGTAAACAAAACAAGATTTACATTAAATATGGCAAAAGAGATAAGTGAAGATTGGGCAGATATAATATGGAGCGAAAAATGTGAAATATCATTAAAAGATGAAAATTCACAAGAGCAATTTGATGAATTAATTGATGGTTTAGATTTATATACATTAATTACACGATTAATAGAAAAATCAGGAGCATTAGGAACAGAAATGGCTGTTGTTAGTGCTTATGATATTATAAAAAATGAAGATAGAATGACACTAGATGTAAGTAATGCAAAAACAAGAGTAAATTTAGTTGATATAGATTGGATATTTCCGTTAAGTTGGGATAATACAGGAATAACAGAATGTGCTTTTGGAAGTGTTGAATACATAAAAGGACAAAAATATATTGTATTATCAGTGCATAAATTAAATGAAAAAGGCAATTATGTAATATACAATCATTTATTTAGTGAAACTAATGGAAACTTAACAGAAATACAAGGACAAGAGGGAACAGAAAATGAATTTGATACAAAATCTAATATAAAATGGTTTGCAACATTTAAGCCTTTATTAACAAACAATTTATTTGTAGACAGTCCATTTGGAATACCTCATTATGCAAATGCAATAGATGTAATGAAAACAGTTGATATAGATTTTGACGCATTTAAAAATGAAGTAAAAGACGGCAGAAGAAGAACATTTGCAAGAGCTGAAATGTTTAATTATGATAATGGAGAACAAAAACTTACATTTGACCCTAACGACACAGATATTTATATGCTACCTAAAGGAGCAACAAAAGATGATTTAATACAACAAGACCACGATGATTTAAGAGTAGACAAACAAATAGAAGCATTAAATACATCACTTAATATTTTAGGAAACAAAGTAGGATTTGGAGAAAATCATTATCATTTTGACGGAACAAATTTAAGTACAGCAACAGCAGTAATATCAAGTAATAGTAAAATGGCAAGAAGAATGAGAAAACTACAAATAGGATATGAAAGTGCAATATATGATTTAGTAAGAGCTATATGTTATGTTTCTACACAATTTGGTAAATATAACTTGAATACAGATGATATGGTAATACAATTTGATGACAGTATAATTGAGGACAAAGAAGCAGAAAGCAATCGTGCATTAAGAGAATTAAGTGCAGGCGTAATATCAGCAGTTGAATATCGTATGAGAATATTTGGAGAAAGCGATGAAATTGCAAAACAAGCAATAGCAGAAATAAATGCAAGTCAGCCAAG